ATGTCAACTGAAGAGGATATTAATGAGGAATTGAGGCAGATTGAAAGAGAAATTACTAAAGCCAAGCTAAAATTGGAAGAGGCCCAAAAAAGACACAGGTCAAGTGGAGAAAAGACAGATAAACGGATGATAGTAGAGCGAGAGAAAGCTGTTGAGGATTTAGAGAATAAACGTAAAAATTTGATGCAAAGACTTGTTGAATCTAAGTCAGTTAAACGGACTACTGGAAGAAACATTGATCTTGATCATGATGAGCATTTAACTGAACGTTCATCACTACGGTACGGAAATGTTATTGATTTGGACAGTATTGACCTTGCAGAACCTAGTGGAGGGACAGCAGATTGGCTACAAATTGGGCTTTATATTTTGACTTTTCCGATTGAATTACTGCTCAGATGCCTATACATTTTAACAACACGTGGGAGACAGACAATCAAGGAAAATAAAGGGAATAGATTACGGTTCAAAGAATCATCATCAGTTGAGGAAATTGGTGGAGTTAAAACACATAGACATCTTTATATCTCATTACCAACAGCACAATCATCAATGAAATCTGAAGAAGTTACACCTGGCAGATTTAGAACAATTGCTTGTGGTTTATTGGCTGCTGAGACTAGATTAAAGCGAATGATTTCACCTGTGATGGGTGTAATTGGATTTAATTACTTTGTTGAAAATTGGGAAGAACATATTGACAAATTACTTAATGAAGTCTCACCCCATTTACCTGTTCAACCAGGAAAACCAGAAGAAGCTACTAATTTACATTATTTCAAGCTGCGACAAGAAGAGTTAAATAAAAGTAAAACTAAAGAAATTGAAGAATTATGTGAAGAAGCAGAGCGTTATGGGTTTCATCTTGTTAAAGAGATTAGCTCTGTAATTACACCCTGGCTTTTTGCAGGTTCACCTGATAGATGTCCACCTGTTGTTTTATATGTAGCTGGTATTGCTGAATTAGGTGCATTTTTTGCTATTCTTCAAGATATCAGGAATACAATAATGGCATCTAAGCTTGTTGGTACAGCAGAAGAGAAAATAAAGAAGAAGTCTTCATTTTATCAATCATACTTAAGGAGAACTCAATCAATGGGTGTTCAATTGGATCAAAGAATAATACGTACATTTATTTTAAATTGGGGAAAGATGATGGTTGATCATTTCCACCTCGGTGATGATATGGACGCTGAGCTAAGGAGAAGCTGCCAGGCTTTGATTGATGAAAAGGTTAAGCAAATAAGTAGTCAAGAACCACTCAAATTA